CCAACACCGCCATATTCGCTTACCATAACAACTGTATCTGGACTATCTGGCATAACTGAAATAAAAACATTACCAGTTACTCCAGTAGTATCAAAACTACAAGATGTTATATTATCTCCTATCCACTCTGCTACTTCTGATGCCAGCATTACTTAATTTGACCTTTCATAACCTTACCCATTATTTCTAAAGCTTTACTTGCGTTCTGTTGAAGTGGTAATTCTAAATACTTAGCGATACGACCTTCAGCGTGTCTATAACCTAATTCTTCGTGTTGTTTAATTGCATAGGGTGTATCGTAGTAAACATAACCAGATTTCTTACCGCTAGCATCTTCTACAAGTTTAACTCCAGCGGATTTTTCTAACAAACCAGTATCTTTTGGTACGACTTTAATTGATTCTTGTTTAACAAACTCTAATCCTAAAGTAATTGCTTTTTCTTGTGCAGTCATAACTTTTTTCTTGACATCATCTCCGAACCACTTAACGTTGTAATACTTAGCCATTAGAATCTAATCCTAAATCTACTTCTTTGTGTGATATATGTTTATAACCGATTATGGTATCTACTCCTAATACGTAATAAGTTATAGAACCTTCATCTCCATCTGACCAAACAATTTTATCGCCAACGTTTATGTCTTGTGTACCTTTACAAAATAATCTAGCGCTTGTAATTCTTTCATCGCCAGTATCTGTACTAATTCTTTTTTTAGATGGTTCTATTCGACATCTAAATTCATCTTCTGCGGTTTCGTAAACTTCTCCATAAGCGGAAGAACCTTGTTTAGAATATCTTGATACCTTCATTGTTAATAATGGAGAAATTATATTGTGATACTGTACCATTATTCATACACTTGGTCATCAGTAATAGCTTTAGGTAAACTGTCATCATAGTTGTAAAAGATTGCCGACCTATAGCCATAGAAGCCATGATTAACTAAAATTCTTTTTGCTCTTGGTGCTAAATCATCTGGTGCTTTATCTAACTGAAGTGAACCTAAAGATATTTTTCCATGAAGTTCTAACATATCGAAATCATCAATACCTAACTCGACCATATATTGCATCTGAAATGCAGTTGCATCTCTTAAAATATCGTGAACATCTGTATTAGTTGGGTTGCCATCAGTATCAATTTTAAATGCAACATTAACGTGAAAATCAATAATATCTGATGCAAGTTGAAGCTTTGGTAATGTTACTGATTCTTGTGAAGCATTACCACCAGTAATAGATTCGTATTCTGCAACTGTGCAGTAACTTGGTCTTAAATAAACTTTATTTGGCATATTACTCTTCCTCTAATGTTTGTAATTTTTGCGGTGCAGCTCTTCTTTTACCAGTCTTGGTTTTCCATGCGCCACCAGCTTTGTCTGGTGCTTCAATAGCTTCTATCTTTTTTCTCATGTGCTTTGGAATTGAAGTATCCTCTTCAAAAAAAATAGCTTCGCCATTTAGCATGTACCAGCTCATTATTCTTCTTCCGCTTTTACCGCAACTTCTTCTTTAATTTCAACTTTATCGGCATCTTCTCCAACTGGTTTCCATCCAAACTTAAATGCTTGCTTTACATTGAATCCTTTGTGGACAATACCTTTTTCATCTATAAAATCCATGTTGTGATTATAACCCATAAAAAGAAAAGACCATCCAATTTAATGGATGGTCTTAACTTAAAGTGTATTACTACTTAGACCGCAGCAATATCTGTAATTTTTCCATGTGCGTTTGGATTACCATATTTTAATCCAATTTCTCCATAGATTTGGAACTTCTCTGAAGCGCCATCTTTTGCAAGTGGTTCAACAAATAAGAATCCTTTATCTGGAACGTTCATGAATACTGGAGAACATAGTTCAGCAGAAACTACTACTAATTCAGTAGTTGGCATGTGTCTGTTCAAAAGAACGTTTACTTTACCAAAATCAGTTTCTATTGTTTGTACGTTTACTCCTGCAACGTTTCTTGACTCTTCACGATAGTTTTTGTCAGTAACAAAAATATCTGTTAATTGTCTTTTTACGTTAGCGTTAGCCATGAGTGTAGCGGTTTCTGAAACTGCGATTCCGCCATCTTCCCATATTAATTGCATAAGGTCTAAGACTGCATCTTCTGTTAATGCTTGGTCTGTACCTGTACCATCGCCAGCATCATCGTTATATTTAACGTTGCCTGCTGCTGCGAGAATACCTCTGGTTTGTCTTTCAGATGTATTGTCTGATGGGTCTTGGAATGTACCTTGTAAGAAAGAATACTCTGCATCTCTTGCGATTTGCTTTAGCATTTGCTCTACTTGGAAGTCCATTTCGTTTGTTACTGGGTTATCCCCTTGTATATTTTCGCCACTAAATGCGCCAATAGCAGCTAGCTTGGAATAGCTAACTTCAATAACTTCTTGATGAATTTGGCAGATGTTGTAATAGTTAGCTCTTACTCTTGCTTCAGCAGTTGGTGCTGATGCGCCTTCAAGTGCTACGTTTTGCCCTGCGCTTCTCAAATCATAAGCTTGCCATTGGAAGGTCGGAGAAGTAGTGCTTTCGCCACCACTTAATCCACCGATTAGCGACAAAAATGGTGTGTCGGAAGGTGTCAACTCAAATAAATCTCCCACGTAATTTGGAAGGTTAAAAGTTGTACCTTGTCCTGTGATTCCTGCCATTTCTGGTTATCTCCTTCTAATCAACTTGTTAAATTAATACTTTACTTTTATTGCTCTTTTGTAAGCTCTAAAAGTCTTTGGGTTTTTAATGCCCTTGCTTCTTTCATTTTTTTATCAGCTTCAAGTTGTCTAATCCTTGATTCTGTATCAAGTGGTTGAGAACTTGTACTCATATCTGAACCACTCTTTGCAACTGAAGTTGAAGCTTCCGCAGCTTTTAAAGCTGGTTTACTTTCAATAGCTTGTTTTACAAGTTCAGCTAGTTTAGAACTAAGTTCTGTATCTTCTACATCTAGTTCGCCTAATTGACCTTTAGCCATTAAGTAAGACCATGTAAGCTCATCATCTGCGCCTTCAGTCTTTACAACGTTGTTAAATGCTTGCATCAACTTTAAACTTCTGTTTTCAGATTGAAGTTTTGTAACTTCTTCTGCTAAAGTTTCTGCGTTGTTAGCATCATCTTCTTCTACGAATCCTAAAGCTTTGCCTAAGTTCTGAATTAAAGAATCGTACTTCTCTTCAGTTTCCTTCTTCTCTACTCTAAATTTCGCAGCTTCTTTATTAGCCCTTTGTATTCGCTTATCAAGTTCATCATCTGAAGAATTGTCGCCATCGACTACCACTTCTGAAGATGAATCTGCAACTTCGACATCTACGTTTTCAGCTGCGCTATCTACTTGGGTATCTTCTTGCACTTGTTCAGCTTGCTCATTTTCTGACATTATCACTACTCCTGTTAGTTGTCTAAATACACGAATCCTGTTCGTGTAGTGCTTACTGCTATATATTAGACCTAATAGTGTAAAGTATATGAACTTTTGGGTATGTTTTTATTCCAACAATGTTTTGATTCGTTCCAATGTCTTTTAGGATTAGTGTCATTACGTAAAAGCCACGAAGTCATGTATGTGGCATCGTAAGGATTAAATGGGTTTAAATCTTCTTTGAGTTTTGATTCTAACCACTTCTCTGTTTTGTCTAGGTATTGCCAGATACCTTTAGCGTTAGCAGAAGATACTGCATATTGTTTTCCAGAAGATTCGCAGAAGGTTGTTGCAATAGCCCATAAATAATCTTCTTCTTTTAAATACAACTCAAAAGCGTGATGATATTCAGCAGTATGTGTTGCTGCTTCTTGATACCATCTACACTCTTGATAATCAGATAAAAATTGCGGCGTGATTGCCGCAATTCCTATTAAGCACGAAATAATCATTAGTTTTTCAACTCGTATTGACCTTTGTCAATAATTGCTTTTACGCTAGAACCATTTCTTCTTCTTGCTTCATTAGCATTAAAATCAGCGTAAAGCCAACTACCATGTGGGTCTGCATATTCGTAACTCTCTGGTTGGTATATGTCAGCTCTTGGTTTTGGATAAGGTGCGCCTTGCCATCCATTAGATTTGTAAATAATTCCAGTATTAGAATCTATATGACATACGATTCTACCTTTTTTGCCATCTCTTAGAACCCATACTTTATCCCATTTATCGCCAAAAGTAACTCCACGTTTTGATTCTGTAGAATCTCTCCAGTCCATACCAGCAAAATAAGCTACGTGATTATCTTCTAGCTTTCCAATAAATTCAACTAACGCAGTTAAGTATGATTCTTTACTAGCTTCGTTAGCAGCGTAAATCTCGCTTAGGTTATAAGTCTTACCTTTAGCGAATCTTTGTATTCTTGCTTGTGTCATTATTGATTCTCCTTTACCCATTTAGTAATTGCATAACCAGCGTAAAAGTCCTTAGCGAACATTTGTAACGCTTTTTCTAAAGACCTGCCATCAACGATAGCTTGGTCAAATGCTTCTGCATCTTCAAGTGAAAATGCTTTTTTTGCTTTTGTAATAAGTTCTGCACTTATCATTTTTTTACCATCCTTATTTTTCATATACTTAAAGTGTAGCAGTTTGTGATACTAATGCAACTAAATAAATAATTATTCTTCTTCAGCTTTAAACGCTTCTTTTAACATATCTCTTAGACCACCAACAAATCGAAGTCGTTGCTCTTCTAAAACTCTTATGATTTCTTCTACATCATTAACAAAACAAACTTCGTTAAATTGTTTTTTTGTTTTTACAAAAGTTACATCTACTTGGTACAAATCTGACCAATTAAGATATATCTCGCCTTCAGCACTTGGCAGCGTAAACTCGAATCCGCCACGTTCTTTTTTAGTTTCTTTTATAATCCAGTCTGTATGATTAATTTCTAATGAATTAAAGATTCTAATTAGACCATCGAATCCTTCGTTCCTATCTAATTGTCCTTCTGATAATTTAGTCATACTAAGCTTGCCTTTCCTTTTACTGCTGCATCCATCTGTGCCATCATCTTGTGTTCAGTTGGTTTGAATGTTGGTATGAAGTAATCCTTCATGTATTCTGCATAGTTCTTGAACTCTGGAAATAATTTATTCCACTCTTTTTGTTTGTCCTTACCTTGCAAATCCCAACGCTCATAAGCTATTGGCATGATTTCTAAGAAGTCGCCTTCTTTTATCCACTCTTTGATTAATTGTTGAAATGTCCACTCAACATAAGTGTATTTACCATCGACTAGAACGCCATCTTGCTTGACCCACTCATCGTAATTCATAATTAGATTCTTTCCGCCATTTTTATTTTTAGCAGAAATAGAAGCATCTATAATCTGATTAGTCATCTTGTTAAGCAACACGACATGGAATCCATACCACTCTGGCATAATCTCACGCAACGCAATTACGTATCTGAACTGCCACTTGTTTTTGACTGGAACATCCATGAACGCATCGAAGCCAGCTTTAACGCAATCTCCTTTGTTCATTGTTTACCATCCTTTTTCAACATACACTTATAGTTTATCAAGTGTATCAGTTTATGCAACGCTTATACCGAATTTCTTTAAACGCTTAATATCTTCTTTATCAAATTCAGTTTTGTTACTATGTCCATACTTTTTATTGATTTCTTTGTTCATCTCAAACCAACGCTTCATACCTTCTACTGTGGTATATTCGTGTTCATCTTCTTTACCTAAATAGTAATCTTCGTATCTTTCATAGAAGTGATGTTTAGCTCTTGTCTTACCGCAAGTAGTACATAGAACTTGACCAGCTTCATAAGCAATTTGTCTTTTAACTCTTGCTTCAATCACATCAGCAGAATCTTGCACATCAATAACTTTTGCAGTTCTCTTAATTACCTTACTTGGAATTATTCTGGACTGACCACGCTCGTTAGTTTCACGTAATTGTCTAGCAGTACCAACAACATAATTTTTGTTGCCTTCTACTGAATCAATAGCAGCTTGTTCAGTATCAGCTTCTACCATTACTGTACGATGCTCAATTACTTTTAGCTTGTATTGTTTTTTATATGTTCTAGGTTTTTTTCTAGCCATTTATTCTCCTTCTATTTCTTTTTCAACTAAATCTATAAGTTCTGATATTCTGTCAATAACATCAAGTTTATGATTTACCAATGAAGTCTTTAAGTAAAAGCCATCAGTAACGTGAACTAATCCCAATGCTTTATGTAAATTTGTTACATAATGTTCTAGTGCTTTTTCTTTATTCATTTATTCTCCCTTCTTTAGAAATGGTTTATATATTTTTGTTAAGTACGCCAGTTCTTTTTTGAACTCTGGCGTTAGACCATGTAATTCAAGTTTCGTAGCAAGTTGTCTGAAGTGGACATCGACCATTTCCTGTAAACCTTCTTGACCATATTTACCGCCAACATAGTTTTTGTACTTGCTTTGATAACCTGCCATTACTCTTCCTCGAACCAATCCTCTTCTTGTTCTACATCAGCTTGGTCTTGCGGAGTCTGCTTTTGTAGAACATCAGCATGTAGTTTTTGTTTATAATCTGGTGCTTGTGTATCTAAGTACCATTCGCCACTCTCAACGAATTTTTCAAAATCGCTTTTGCTCACGTAACCATCCTTTCAATACCATTGTATCACATTGTGATATTTATGCCAAATTACGTTTTTTGTGTGTGCATGTTGCAATACTCTAAATCGCACTTTTCTGAACCATTTTTTTTGTGTTCTGCAAGTGAATCAAATACTCCAATTTCAAATTTTGCAGCTGCGTATGCCATGTACTCAAAGAAATCAAAATACCATTTAGAATCTTGATTTTGAAAATCTGCTTTTATTAGTAAAGTGTGTATCTCTTCTGGATTATCCACTTGACCGCAGTACCATACAATTTTATCAAAATCACATGACATGATATGTGTCATTGATTTGTAGCCATCTGCATCTATAAATGAATCGACATACTCAAAACTCTCTGGAGTAATCTCGAAGTTAAAGACTGTATCTTTGTCAAACTTCTCTGATTCATCAACAAAAGTTTTAACGTATTTTTGCAATATGTTTTCTTTAGTAGCCATTAGTAGTTCAACTCAATATCGTAAGCACACTCATAACTACAAGCGTAAACGCCTTCAAATGGTTCTACTGCCCACTCCATCCAACCTTGCTCTAGTTTTTCATTAACGCTATAGTCAATATATTTTTCGCAAGCAGCGCAAAATTTATTGATTTTTTTATCCCAAATATCTTCTGCCATTTTTACCATCCTTTTTTCTCACAAGGATAGTGTAGCACTATGTGTTACATATACAAATGTTTACAAGAAGTTTTTTCTGTTACTGGATAGTAGTAATTATTACACTCTTTACATTGAACTAAATCTTTACCGCTTTGATTATTATTCTTCTTCATCGTAAAAATTTACTTCTAATGAACTGCTGCACATTGTGCGACTTGACATACATAAATAACCAGCTTTCTTATCTCCAGATATAACCTTTTTAGTTGGTTGTTTGCATGTTCTGCATTTGATTGTTTTTGATTTAGCCATAAGTTTCTAAATAAGCATCTATGATGTTATCGTAATTTGCCGCATCATCGATTCTTTTAACATTACCGCACTCAACAATTTCGCCTTGATTGTTTCTAGTTAAAATAGAACGTTTATGTCCAATACCAGTATGTGTTGACTTGTACTGAACTTTACAAACATAAAATGCTTGTCCTTCCCTTTCTATCTCTTGATATATGTTTAAGACCTTGATGTCTGCTCTAGCATCGCCTACTTGAATTGTCATTGTTCTAGTTTACTATTGATTGAAGTAATCTCTTAGTATCTTTTTCTCTTTTGAACTAATCGGTAAGAATACGAAGTCTTTTAAGTCAGTCAACGAATATACATTGTCATCTTCGTATATGTCATCAGATACTTCTGCGTTGTCATAAGTTGGTTTATGTTTTTTTGCAGCTGCCATCACATCATCCCATGATGCTTCTTTAGCGGCATAACGCTTGCAAGTCATAAACAACTGTCCGCCAGTTGATGCTGCCATATTATCTCCTTGTTTTATATTTTATAATTAGTTGGTTTATATTCCTTCTTTAAGTACACGATTACCTTGTAATTGTTTTTCATGTTTAAGTAACCATAATTCTCTATCTCCACCATTTAGTATGTGTTGTGATAATTCTGCCATACTATCTGGTGCTAGTCTGTCATAGAGTTTTACTAATCTTCTGCTTGTAGCAGCGGATACTTTCATTTTGTGTATTCTCCATTTATCATAATTGGTGTTTCAGCGACTGTTACTGCGCTTCTATCTAAGATTACAACATGTGATTTTATACTATCTAACATACTTACATCGTATGCTTGATAACCCATCGCAGCTAATGTGCGACCTACATCTAATTCAGTTGTTTGTGATAACTCACGATAAGTCTGTGTTTTGTACTCATCGAGTTTACCCTTCTGATACCTATTATAGTATTCCATCCTTTTTTCTTCAACTTGTCTTGCTACTTCTGATACTGTTTCTTGTGATGGCATCTTTGTGCCTTTTTCTAATTTAATTGCTTGAACTACTCCGCCTTCTCCAAAACCATCTACTCTTTCTGATTGATTAGCATACATTTCAGCAACTTCTAAATTTGTATCTGTATAAGTACCGCGACCATAAATACCATGACCAGCGTAATAATCTCCATTAATAAATTCATCGTGCATCTGTTGTCCAGTCATAACAAGCGGTGGCATTGGTTTTTCTAATACATTTACTCCTTTGCTATAAAGCACTTCATCGTAAATAATTTGAAATTCTTTATTGTTTAATAACCCTATATCTACATAACCTTGCTTTACGAGTTCATCGCTTGTTGTAAAGTATGATTCAGTAAAAAATTCTTCTGCGCCATTTTCTATTTCTTTTAACTTAATTAACCTAAATTGTTCTTGTGCTTCTTTAAATGATTCTGCATCAATGTAATCTGACTTTACTGCTACAACATTTAAGTCATTAACATGTCTTTTAATTCTGTTAGTTGCTTCTTCTGCTTTATAAAATGTTATTCCTAAATCTGTCATCTCACTTGGTATTCTGTCATCAATAGATAAATCTAATTGTTTTGTGACATTGTTAACTCTTGTTGCTGCTGGTATTTTTGTACTTTGTAGTGTCCACGTATCTTGGTCTGTGTCCATAGAATCAGATAATCCTCTAAATACAACTACATCTTCTTGAAGTCGACCATTTTTTATTGTTATATCTTTAGGTGCATTTCTAAGACCATCTCCTTCAAATAAGTCAGTAGCTTTTTTTACAACTTTGGGTTTGCCAGTATATCCCTTTTGCTTTGCTACTATGTATAAACCTGCATCATCATATTTTCTTTTTAAATTTTTAAAGTAATTTTTACGTTTCTCTATTTCATCTAAGTAAGATTGACTTACTCCAATAGTAACGTTCCCTTGACTTGATTTAAGTTGCTGCTCTTCTAATATTTCTTCTAAATCATCTAATCCAGCTCTGTTGCCACCAAATTTAGATTCTGCTTCTTTAGTAACAACTTTTAGTCCATCCACTCCCCTACTGCTTCTTTTAGCCACTATCTTGCCATCTTTTAGCTCTAATTCAATACGATATGCCTTAGCTTGACCAGTTGCTGGGTCAATATCTGAATATCTGTTAATTATTTGTATATCATCTAAATCTGTTGATACATTGTCAGATTGTAATAATTCATTTAAAAACACTTCGTTGTCTGTTACTGCATCTCGACCTAATAAATCTTGTGTTTTGTTTTTAAATCCAGCTTTTGTTTTTAC